TATATGTAGTATCTCCAACTAGATCAATAAATGAAGTTATATCTCCTGTTGCACCAGATCCTACCTCTATAGATGTGCCTGAAATTGCTAATTTAATACTCCCACTGGAACCAGTAAAGCGCGCAGATCCATTTACGTGTAATTTATCACCAGGGTTTGAAGTTGTACCGATTAAGACATTACCACCACCGTTAGCCAGTGCGACATGACCAGAAGAATTATTCTGTATTAGAGTTCCAATACCTCCTACTCCATCAATAAAACATACACCATTATCTTGCTGTAGAAATCCATAACCAGGTGTAGTGTCAAAATCTTTATGTCCAAATCTAGCATAGTCACTATTGGGACTCCAAGTACCAATTTTAGCATTTTGAACAAATACTTCATCAATGAATGTAGAAGAAGAAGTCCCAAGAGTTAATTTAGCAACTGTAGCTCTTTTAAGCACAAAGTCATTATTATATGATCTTATTGAATTAGCACCTAAAGCAATTTCTTTATCAAAATAATAAGATGGTCTATCAGTATAAAAATGTGAATGGTTGGAGCTCAGTGGTCCAACATGAGTATATCCAAATTGATTCTCAATTCTTAAAGTTTTATTCCCTGAATCAATTAATGAGAATTTCAACTCATCTTCAACATCTTTATTGTAGTAATGTAATCCAATATTACCAGTATCAGTTCCCAACTTTAATATTGAATTATCAGTAATACCATCTTCAACAATATAAGAGGCATCGTGAGCTATCATATCATCATTCTCAATTTGGAGGGCTCCATCAACAACCAACTTATTTCCTGGTTTTACCCAAAATCCATAATCAGCACCCCCATAATTTCCAGATCCATCACCCTTTGGAATACCATCTAAATAACCCATTACTATTTTATAGTCAACACTATCAAATATTGAGATTCTATTTTCACCTTTATCTAATTCAATTCTAGCAATATCAGTAGGTTGAGATCTTAGAGTATCTGCTGTCATTGTCCATCCACCAACTTGACCACCACTAGCATTTATATAACCAGCAATACTAAGATTACTTCCATCCCAAACAAGTTTATCTGTTAAAGTAAATCTACCTAAATTATCTACAAAGAATTCAGTATCAGCGTTAGCGTAATTACCAACACCAAAATACATTTTAGTTTGTTCAACTGTTAGTGGTCCAACTTCTAATACACTTCCATCCCAAGTTAAATTATTCTTTAATGAGAATTGACCTAAATCATCTACATAGAATTCAGTATCAACATCAGCGTAATTACCAGTACCAATATACATTTTATCAGCTGCAAGATTTACTCCACCAATTACACCGCTTTCTGCCTTTAATACTCCACCAAGAGTTACACTGAAAGGAGCAGTTGCAAATGTATTTGAACCTAGAGATATTCCATTTAATGTACTTAATTCAACTCTAGTAACACCATCACCAGCATATAATCTATCACTAGTAATTGTAAATCCACCAACTTCACCTAAATCTGCTTCAATAGTACCTCTAATTATTGCATTACTAAACTCTGCATCACCATCTCCAGTTATACTCCAGCCAGTAGAACCAAGTACATAATTACTGCTTTTGATTCCATCGCCAGCAGTTATAGTACCAGACACCTCTGAATCACCAGACAGTTTCATAGTACCATTTATTACCAATTCACTTCCAGCTCTATCAGGATCAAAATCTAGCACTACAGTATCATTATCTCTTCTTAATTTTTGAGTTCCAGAATCTAAATCATATTCTGTTTTGTAGAATCCTCCTGTTGTTTTTGCTTTACTGTTTATAGCAGAAGCTTCCAGTAAATTAGATGTAACCGTGCCATCTCTAACTGTCCTAGTTGCATTTAAAGTAACCCTAGTACCAACCAATTGGATAAATGCACTAAAGTGAGTAGCTGTGATAGTACCATCTATTACAAGGTAGTTATAGCCCTTAAAAGTAATCTTAGCGTTTAAAGGGATACCCTCATAATAAACATTATCATTAATAGCAACTAAATCTACTTCCTCTGGGGTTATATTCTCTATACGTGTACTTCCCGTTATAAGATCACCTTGAATCAAAAACTCCTCTGGGTCAGCTTCTAAATACCCATTTTGAATACTTAAATATTTTAACCCACTATAAATCAGATTACCAGCTAGTAACGTAATGTATACAACATTCCCCTCTCTATCAACACTAACATCTATTGCAGTTAAGTATGCTGGGACACCATCATCAGTCAGATTTGTTATATCTTTTTTGTAGATGTTATTCTCATCATCATAGTTTATGTAATAAACTAGTCCCTCATCTATACTTGTGTAAGATAGTTTACCCGATACGGCATCTCCTACTTTTATACCCTCATCATCTCCTGTGCTTGTTTTAATATACAATGTGGAAAAGTCATTTCCATTTGCATATATAATATCGGTTGTGCTTATCACATCATAATGACCTACACCAAACGTGGTAATTTGTGTACCATCATTAGTATTAGTCACTAATCCTCTATATAAAAATCCATCCAAACCAATATACAGAAATTCATCGTCAGTTATGTATCTGGGACGTTCCCCACCTGTTGTTGTTACTGGAGAACCTGTTGCTGTATCTGTAGCTAATTTAATGTATATCCTATCATTGTCTTCTTTATTTACATAAAGTACTCTTGCATTATTAGATGTATCAAATCCACCATTTGCTGGATTTGCTGCTATAACTGTGCCTAACAATTCACCAGCAAATGTGTCTGTCTTTCTAGTTTTGTATAACATAGAAGAACTTTTTTCTATATACACTATTTCACCAGTTTCTATAATACACAATTCAGATCCTGAATCTGAAGTGCTGAAAGCTGCTGGTCTGCTTGCTAAGAGGGACTGTCCTGCCCTTGCTATATTTCCAGCAATACTACCATTATGTGCCAATAAATCAGTTATAGTTTGCTGTGGGATGTATGTACCTAAACCAAGTCCTGAGACCCCACCATCTCCAGCAATACTTACTACGGCATTATACTCTGGAATCACTCCTGTATCTGATGTAAACACACCTTCAGCATAATTAGTGCATGTTATAGTTGCTTCTAAATTATCACTTGGTGATATGTTCATCACTATCAATTCAAGGACTTCTTCCGTTGCTTCCCCATATGTAAATAAATCTGAGGACTTTATAGTAGTAATATCTGTTATGTTATCTACAAACTGCACTAGTGTTGTGTTTGTATCAACCAAAGCTCCTTGATTTACTATAGCTTTCTCAAGTATGTCTCCTGTGATTGTTCTTATCTTAACACCATATGTTTTGCCAGTTTCATAGAGTAGTATTTCATCTGAGTAAAATCCCTCAGTTTCTGTTCCAGAGATGTCCTTTATAATCTCTTTGATTCTACCTGAGTGCAGTCCTATGAGAGCAGCATCATGCGCAAATAAAACTTTATCTCCACGAGTACAAATAATATTCTCCACATCTGCTGTAAAGGTAAATGTTTCTGGACGTAATATATTATTAGCTAATAAATATTTCCCCTGTTTATAGGCATTGTCAGAATCAACAACTCCAAATAGAGAAACGGATTGAGAAATACTATCATCTTCTACCAAATCATTAACATAAACCTTTCTTTCAGCCTGTATGTATCCTGCATTGGCATCTATGAATCCCATCTTTAAAACTGTAGGTTTATCAGTAAATGCTTTAGAACCAGAAAATCCCCAACTATTACGAGGTGTAAACATTTGAGTACTAGTGTTCTGATATGTGTCAATAATTGTAGTGTATAAGCCATCAATTGCAAGCCATGTTCCTCTTCCTGTTGCACATATATTATTCAGTATAGATTCTATTGTTGTATCCGCATTTATTGTAGCATTACATTCATATCCTCTTGTTGTACAAAAAGTATACCATGTTTCCAAAGATGACCAATCAATCTTAGCATCTACTACTGGATGTGGGTTTATTTTACTATCTTGTAAAATGTATCTAAACATAGACGCAGGATTTGATGTTGCTGCCACTGCCCATGCAGCAGGACCAGTTCCTGTACCACTGTATTTTAAAGTATGCAGTTCTGCTACACAATTTAATGTGTCTATTGCACCATTTAACTGGTCAGTTGCTAGAATATCCACACTGATTGTTGTTAATAATTCTTGTGTTGCTGGTGCAATTGGTCTAGTGCCATCTGCCACTAATATACCACTCTCATACGATCCAGTATAACTTTGGATATTATCTAGGTACACCTTATCTACTATTTTAGAATCGGTTGCGTCTGGAGTCATCTTAAACACTCTAACAACATACTGTAATTTATCATTAGCTGGTATATTTATAAATGTAAGTGATTCTCGAATTGCTACAGCCTTATTAGATGATACAAATAGATCTCCACCTGGTAAAGGGATGTGATTAGAGACATCATTGTAGTGATATATAACTACGGAACAATGTACCTCGTATGTTTTAGCTTTTCCTTCTTTATTATATTTAACTACACCGTTTGGAAATACCAAATTCACTACTATTTTACCAGTGTTAGTGCTTGTCGTTCTAGCTGTATACACAAACCCAGCCCCAGCAGGACGGGATAGTATATTCCCTATGTCATTTTGCACAACTCTCTCTGGATAATTATTATGTGTAGCACTATCTGTTCTGATTTCT